TAAAGTTAGCTGTATTATTATTGTAGGCTTCACCAATATCATTGCCATTTCTGGCTACTCTTTGACGATATTTATCGATATAATCCATAATATCAACCTTCTTCCAACTTCTCGACTAAAGTTTTAATCACATGGATACATTTAAAAATTTCTCTTTTAATTAAAGAATGATTTTCTGTACCTTTATTAATTTCATTTTTAATAGATGCTAGAATAGATAGAATCGTAATATATTCTGTACCGTATTTTACGTGAACAACAGAATTTAAGCCTTTCAATTCAAAAAGCAATGAATCAATATATTTAACTAAACCTTCATTTTTATTTTCGTAAAGAGGTAAAATTTTAAACACATTATTAACAAGATTGTTCAAGTAAACAATCAATTTTCCATCATCTTTAATCATTGAAATCATCCTCTATATCAAAATATGTATATTCAGTTACTTTTTTATCTACCTCTCTACGAAGCATACGATATAGAAGGTTTAGTTCTCGCAATTGATTGGCTTGCGAATAAATTTTAAAGTCTTTATCGCTTAAAGACTGCTCAATAATTTCATCGGTAACAATTCGAGGTTTTAAATATTCAATTATCATATACATAGCTAAAATTTCTTGCTCATATGGTGTAAGTTCTTCTTCAAAAACTTTTTCACCATTTGCATCATCAACAATATTTAAACTCTTTTTACATTTATGGAAATTTGCAATTGCAGATCGCAAATAATCCATTAATGTTGCTTCAAGTTCCTCTTTAGAAATTGTTAAAAAACTATAATTGGTAATTTTTGACAAAAATCTTTCAAAAACATCTGTAACTTTTGTCATTGGCTAACACTCCTTATACCACATCGTCAAGCGGAGCGTTATCTTCAAATGAGAATCCGAATTTTTCTTCAAGGAAACGTACTAACGAAATACTGTCAATTTTTCTTTCTTGATATAATTGTCTTGCTCTATTAATAAGTGTCTGTTTCATACCAAGCGGCAATTTATCAATCAATTCATTTAATTCATCAATACTTTTCTTAAATACCTCATCAATATTTTTAGGTGTCAAGATATTTTTATAGATTTCCGTTAATCCGAAATGTTGAACTACATCTTTATTTAGAATAATTAACCAACCTTGTGTGAAAACTTTAGGATTCATATTATTAATAGATACCAATTCATGATATGGCATTTTATCCACTTGACCAAATTGTGTAAATCTCCAAATACGACCCGTAGTAATAGAACGATGAGTTAAGCCACCATCAAGACCATTCATTACAAGAATCAATTCATTATCATTAAAAGTTGCTACATTACTTTGAAGTTCAAGAAATTGTTCATCTTCTTCTTCTTTTTTAAGAATTTCTTTCAATTTAGCAAGTGTATATTCTTTTAATTCATCTTCTTCGTAACCATATTTTTCCACAAGAATTTGAATTATATCTTTCTTTTTCATTTGTGCCATAATTTAAAATCTCCCCTTTTTTCCTTTTTGTTATAATCTTGCAAGGAAGGAAGATATACTTCCTCCCCTGCAAATATTATATCATTATTTTTAATATTTGTCAAATCAAATTACCATTTAATGAAACCAAATGCTTTAGAGCAGATTACAGCAATACCGAAACGGTTCATTACCATGTATTCTTGCATCATGTCGGCTGTTTTACCTGCTTGCTGATCTTGGATAATCGGTTGACCTTCGTTAACAACTTTAACCATTCTGTCACCAGATTCTGGCAACAAGAGGATGAAGTTGTTATCGATAGCAAATTCGTCAGTACCGATTTTGTGAGCTTGTGGAATTTCACGAAGCTCAATTCCAGCAATTGTTCCATAATATCCAACACGATTCCGAGCATCAATCATTGCATCGGAAGTAGCATTTGGAGCTAGTTTACGTAAAGCAAGTTTTGTACCGTAAACTACAACGTTTTCACCTGTGCGAGCTTGCAAGTGCATTACTTTTTCAACTAATTGATCTTCTGTTGGCGGATTTGTGAATGTTTCATGATAAGTAGCATTATAAATTCCATAAGAACCCATAATAGCATCATAAATACGGTTAGTTAAATCTACTTGGAAGGATTTGCTTAAAGTTTGCATTAATTCCATCCAATCGACACGACCTGCAAGGAAGCGATAGAAATCTTCACCAATTTTAGCACCGTATGGCGCAACTTGCACCGTAAATTCTTGACCATCTTTCAAACGTTGTCTACGGAGGTTGCCGTTATCATCCGAGATCAACGCAATACGGAACAAGTTGTTTGCTGGAACTCGGAAAACGTTTGTGTCACCATAATTTAAGTTACGATATTCAACAAAGTTAGAGAATTGGTCACGAAGACCTTCTTCAATTACTTCTGTAATAACTTCTTCGATGATCTCAAAGATTTCAATTTTATGACGGCGGAAAGTTTTATAATCAATGCGACCAGAGCCATCTTTAGAGAATCCAGCTAAATCAGCAAACGCATTACGAAGTGTTTCATTTGCTTCATCAAGAGAATATTTTTGAACGTGACCTTTTGCTACATCAACAGCTAACTTAACAAGTTGATTACGGTTTTCCATATTATAATTCCTCCCTAATTATTTTTATTTTTGATTAATGTAATTATTTAACTTTAACTTGAACAGCAATTGCTTTCATGGAATCTGTTAATTCATATCCGCAATCTTCAATTACTTCAAATACAACTTTTGCATTTGCATGAGCAGTATCATCTTTACCTAATTTTCCAGCAGTATGAGCAACAAGCTCGTCACCGATATTGAAGTCAGTACCAAGTGTACCAACAAATAAGTCTTCTGTTAGAGTGATAATGTCGCCATCGAATAAGTGGTAAGCACGAGCAGGTTTACCTGCTGGAATCACAAAATCTTCTAAACGCCACAATCTTTCATCATACATAACTTCTGGGCTGTGAACGAGTAAAACTTTTTCTGCAACATCATCTTTGTCTGCTAAACGAGCTTTTTTAACTTCACGCTCGCCATCTTCTAGACCTTCCAAAACAACAAATACACCATTTGTAGTGGTAACTTTGTTAGCACCTGCATTGTCATACACCATTACAGATTCCAAGTTACCATTATAACCTGCCAACAACTTATCTTTGCGAACAATTGCCATATTTGTATTCCTCCCTAATTATTTTTATTTTTTATTATATTTCTCGAACAAATCCCCATATGGATCATCATCTTCTGGAGATTTGTCGAGGTCTAAATTTACTTTAACTTTGACTCCATTATTTACGCTAAAATCCATTTTTTTATTCATTAATTTTTTACCAAGAATCGCATAACATTTTTCTTCAATTTCTTCTAAAGTGAATTTATGAACATCAATATCAGCAACTTCATCTTCACTCAAACCAAATTTAACAAAGATGTCTTTTGCTTTTTCTTCATGCTCTTTACGCAGAGTGTTTAATTTGAATTGTTTTAAATCTTCCAATTCAGTAGTAAGACTATCAATTTTTTCTTGAGCTTGTTTCAATTTAGCTTCTAAATCAGATACTTGATTTTGATATTCTTTAATTTTTGCTTCAAATTCTGCTTTATCAATTTTTTCACCATCACCTTCTCCAGCTTGTGGATTGGATGGCTCATTACCACCTTCACCATCTTGTACAGGCTCTTGAACAGGTTCGCCATCATTTTGAGATGGTTCTTGTGGTTGTTGACCGCTATCTTGTTGTTGAGGTTCTGGATCATTAACTTGGAAAAGTTCTTTAATTTTTCCTTCCAATTCTTCGAGAGTAATATTCTCGACATCGATTCCCTTTTCAGTTAAATCTTCAACTGTAAGAGAATACTTATCAAGCAATTCTTGTAGAGTCACCTCATTTACCCCCTTTGTGCATGAATATTGGAGGGATTCTTTAAGCTCTTTTAACATTTGATTAAATTCAGCTTTAAAAGAATCCTTATCTAATGTATAAGCATAAATTCTTGCATCTTCAAAAGCAGGTTCTACACTGTCGCCTAAAATACATAGCGCAGAAAATACGAAATCATTAATTACATACACATCTTCTCGGTCATCCCAATAACCATTAGTAACTTCAATCTCCATAGATTGACCTTTACCTTGCTCAATTACTTGCAAGGCTTCTTCATATCGACCTGTCCAAAGGTAACAACCTTTAATAGTCAAATATTCTTTTCCATCAATTTCTTCCCATTCGTATGTAGCTGATTCTGGAACTACACCATAAGGTTTTGTGGTATGAATATATTTGAAGGTATCGAGATCGATTTTACCTCCATGTCCTTTGAAGTCTCTAGATTCTTCCGAATATTCGCCTACAATTGGAATATTTTTTAATGTAGGTAATGCTCTTTCTACAGATTCTTTAGAAATAAATGATCTATTTCTATTTTTACCTGTATACATTACTCTTACGTTACACACTGAAAAAAGTGGGTTAATTTGCACAACATCACTAATTTTTGCTTCAAATTCCATTAACTTGCCGACACCCAACTTTTTTCACCTCCTTTCAAGTGTAGACAATTATGTTTGTGTTTCGGTATTTGGTTTATCTCTATGTCTCAATGTTTCATCACTTATATCTTCTTTTTTAGGTGCACCATCTTTATTAAGTGGATTATTTTTATCAGACATTGTATGAGATGACTGTAATGGAACGAACATTTCATGTAGTTTAAGAATTTCATTTTCAAATTTAGCCATACTTAGTACTTCAATTGGCGACATACCAAGTGAAGCGGCAATATAACTTTTTACAGGAATACCATATTGTCCAGCTTCCATATACATTTTATAAATATCTTGTCTGTTAAAATATGTGATGTGTAAGATGTTGACATTGAAGTATAAGTCCTTGTATAATAGTTTTAGATAGCGATTTACCCAGCGTTCAATTTGAGTTAATACACCGAATACAATTTCTTCGTCTGTTTTAATTGACGCTTTTAAACCTTCTGATGTAGATTTATCAGCATTAAACAACAATTGAGAAGTACCACTACCAGACCAGAAATCTCGTTCTGCTTGAGCAACGCCATCAT